AGAGACTCAAAGACAGACCTATAGTCACCACCTATCGTCCTTCCCTAAGCCATAGTCACCACCTATCGTTGACCTGAAGTCTTGACCATCGGTCTAACCTTATGATAGACTGGGGTAGGGCCTTTGGTCTGGACTTAAAGAGGGCCTATGGGGAGACTTGAGGTTCTTGAACTGTGAGATGTGGTCTCAAACTTTTGGTCCAAAACTCATCGTCACTACTGTAGGCCACAGCCACTGTAGGTCAAGGACCGTAGGTCAGGCGACAATAGGATAGACCAATAAGTAGGATGACCCTAAGTGAGCTTCTATTAAGGTGTTACCTAAAGTCCTTGACTACAGTAGCTAAGGTCAGTAGAGTAGCGTTAGCTATGAACTGACCTTAGGTCTTCAATGAGCGTATTCCCACTCCGTCTGATAGTCCTCTTCAGAGAACGAACCGTAAGACTCTTCGTCCATTCTATCTCCTTTCGTTGATTGTTATCATGATTGCGTTAACTACACTGAGACACCAGAGAACATACGAGAGTCTCGACCCACCCGACCCACTGACTTCCAGCAGTAACGCCAGCAGCAAGTAGAACAGCAGCAAGAAACCTGTATGTAGCTCGATTGGTCGCCAGAGCTTTAAGTACAGCTTTGGTCTTTGCCATATGCTACATACCTCCTGTATCTATGGTCGGTGACTATCTGTATTGGAGGTATTATGATTAATATCACCTCCTTCAATCGGTGCAAGCCTTAGGTAAGAACTCGGAGTCTGCCTCCTAAGGTCTTGCATAAAGTCTGCATATGTATATTCACTACGGTAATACTATAAGTAACCGGGGGTCTTCCCTATAGTGATAGTTAAGTCCAAACTCCTTGTAAAACAGTAGGTTAGACTGGTAGTAACTATAGGTTACTAACTGCGTATTCATGCAGCTTTCACCCATAGTTATTCATTCAGCTAGTGGAACGTAACGTAGGACCCTAGTCCCAGCACGTCGTCCACATCGTGAGTTACCCGGACCCCATTGTCCCAGAACTCAGTGTGGATGGACTCGAAGCCTTTCCGTGGGTTCTCCATCTGTTCCTCCAGCCACTCCTCAGTGACTTCACGTTCGCCCTTGTTGGCATCCTTAGCCATAGACTCCACGAAGAACTGTACACCGATAGCCAGAGCATCAAGTCGGTCATCGTGTGCCAAGGCTCCACGTTCACGAGATATACGTGTCATCTGGTAGAAGAGAGAGTAGATAGGGTTACGAACACCATCCTTATCAGAGGCTGACTGGTAGTCTTGAACGATAGCAGCAGCGTTAACGATAAGTCGGTGAGACCCCATGATAGGCTCCAGAACGTCACAGATGCGGAGTTCTTTCTGACCCTTACTCTTCACTTCAGTTACAGCCGCAGGATGGATACGGGCCGCTACAGGCTTGAATAGCTCAAGGTACATACCATCACCGAAGTTACCCTCAATGACGTATTCGTTGACCTTCCACTTACGACCAATCTTAGCCAGTGCTTCAAGCGTAGAGTCTTCATAACCACCACGCATACCACCAACTTCCATAGCGAAGATGTAGCCATTAAGCTGGTACAGTACCGCATAGCCAGTTTCATCCTTACCACGACCACTAGGGTCAATGACCAGAATCTTCTGGGTGTATGAGCTGAAGGCAGAACCTACAGTCTGATACGTGTGGTACGAGTCACCCATGAGTCCAACGTTAGGAACGTCCTCACGCTTGTTCTGAGGGTTCGGTAACCATTGGTAGACCATTGGGCTGGACGCTGGGTCCAAGTCCGCTACGATAAGGTCACGGAGCTTCAGTGGGTACTTCTCGGCATCACTAAGGTTCGGGTTAAGCATGAACTGTAGAGCGAAGCCAGCCTTACCATATGACAGCTCACGTTCCTTAAGGTCCGTATCATCGAAGCGTACTTCATCAGTCGGACGCCAGTAGAATGACTCAGGGTCCTCTTCAAGCTCTGCCTGAAGCATTGGAGCCAGACGGTCGCCGTAAGACTGCCAGTCCTTCCTGTCGCGTGGATAACGAGCAGGCCAGATAGTAGTGGTGTACCCACGGCCTTCCAGCTCACGATACAAGGTCATCTCGTTCTGAGGAGTACCCAGATAGATGATTGTACCTCCCGGCTTCAGGATAGCGTCGAACTCTTTCACAAGCTCTGACAGACGGTCTCGGGCAGCCTGAGTCGCTGAGTTGTTCGGAACCTCCACGTCATCGGCAATCAGGATGTCAGCACGACTACCAGTCAACTGACCAGTGATACCAACGGACTTAACCGAAGGTGAGTGGTCTGGCTTGGCTGGTCCAACGTCGAAGCTGATAACCGCATCTCGCTGCCCCTGCTTAGGTTTGAGTTCCCGAAGCTGAGGCATGAGGTCGATGATTCGCTTGATGAAGATGGAGTTTGCATCGGCTCGTTCCTTTGAGGCCGACACAATCATGAACTTCAAGTCTGGGTTGTTCCACAGTTTCCATACCACGAATGCGCACGTAATGAATGACTTCCCGATACCACGGAACGCCTGTAGGATGAAACGCCTGTTGTCCCCAGCCGATAGTTTCTTCGCCATGTCAATCTGACAGCGAGTCGGGACTGGTAGTGACAGAGCTTTCCACAGGACGAACAGGAAGAACACGAAGTCTGCCTTCATACGGGCAGTCATTAGCGCCTGACGCGCCACTAAATCTTTACTCAATGCGTCACCTCCTTATCTTGCTGCAAGGCTCTCACAGTGTCCTGAAGGGCCTTAATCCACTTGTCTCCTTTCACTCCGATGGCGATAAGACGTTTAGCATCTCGTTCGTCAAGTTCGGCGTAACCATCAATGACGCATCGACCGTCACTTTGCGTGGTTCCACTCGTTGGTTTGACTCGGATGCGCAGCCGCTTATTGTCAGACTGAAGGTCAGCAATAATCCTATCAGTGCTGCCTTCCAGCGAGGACATTTCGTCCTGAAACCGTTTGGACACTTTGTTGACTTCAGCTTGGACAGCAAGCCTTGTATCTTCCGATGCCTTAAGATTCGAGGTGTATTCTTCATTGACCTTAGCCTCCCACTTATTGTTAGCGGTGTGGTAGCCACCAGCAAACATCACTGCTGCAAGTAACCACGGAGCCGCTCTCTTTAAAAATTCGAGCATAGTTGCCCTCCCGGTTTATCAGATTTCACGTAGAGTCTCCTCCACTAGTTAGTGTTAACCATAAAGGCCACTACATATAGTAATGACCTTGAGTCTAACACTTATTGAACACCATACCCGGTGTCATTATCTTCCGTAGCCGAGAGCACCTTATCGTACTCTGCGTTCAGGGCCTCCATATCAGCCAGAGTCTTCTCGTCGACAGACACCTTGCTTAGCACGAAGTTGTGACGAGCCAGTAGCTTCTCAATGGCGTTGTAAAGCTGAGGTGAACGCTTAGTGTCATCCCGCAGGTCTTGCAGCATGAGTCGAGCACGTTCAGTATCTAGCATCAAGAGGAACTTCTCTAAGTCCATCTGCGTCATGTTTTACCACCTCCTTTAATCGTTTTGTAGACTAGCACACCAATCTGGACAACGGTGTACGCGATAGCTGCAACGTAGAACCATTCGTTAAGTGTGAGCCCGAAGAAGAACCGACTGGCACCATCAGCCGCAGCGGTCCCGACTATAGGAGAGGCTTTAAGGACCTCATTCTTGAAGTCTAACTCAATCATAAAACCTCCAGTTTAAAGCGGGTCGTCCGTGACCCAAAGTTGTTACCCTACGTTGGTTAGCGTGTAGTTAGCCTCTACCTCCACAACCTTCTAACATCTACACCCCACTCCTCACCCTCTTCATGGATAACCACCTCAGCGAATCCATGCGTACATTTCTAGCGTCGGATGGCCTGTACCATCAAGTCACCAAGAAGAGTAGCACTACCACCTGCACTTAAGTTCTTAATGTACACATTACATAAATTCTCCCCTATTGGCTTGAGAATAATTGAACATGACTTAACATCAAAGGTAGCACCATACACAAGCACATCCCCCTTAGTTGGCTTGTAGTCACCAGTGAGGGTAATATTACCGGCATTCAGGTCAGCACCTGGTTCAAGCGTAGTGTTAACTGCAAGAGTACCTTTGGCTACAACTCCGTTGTTGCTACACCATCCGACCGTGACTGTTGGAACAAAGACTGTGTTGTCATACTCAATCAAACTGTTACCTAGTGCAGCCAGTGACGCCCCACCCGTAGCACCAGTCCACAACTTCAATCTAGTAGTTCCAAGCTTAACTCTAGCATCCCCAGAAGACAGGACTGGGTACATGAATACAGCAGTAGACGTCAGGTCTTCCCCGAAGAAGATACCATCAACAGTAACGCGAGAACTTTCATGTGCTCGTAAGAAGTAAGCCTCCCCAGAACTAGCCAGAACTTTGTGGGAATGTAGTGCATATCCGTTAAGTGTTACTGTTGAGTCCCCATGAATATATATAGAGGCATGTCCATTATGATGAATCTCACAGTTCTCGCTGTACATGCCATTTATTACCATACCTTTACAGTTGTTAATATCAAAAGCCTGTAGACCTTGTATATCATTACAGCCGTCCATTGCACAATTGTTCATAGTCATGTTGTACACGTTTGCAAAATTGAACGCCTGATAACAATTAAGTGCGTAGCATGTATCCATTAGGACTGTAGTACCAATATGCTTACGGAAACCTTCCCAGCAATTAATCGCCAATACGTTACGCATGGTATACTGAAAAGCCCCTGTCACGTCATGAATACCAAAGTACGCACCACGTACTATGATGTTCTCAATGATAAATTGTGAAGGCCATGCTGTCTGCGATGCATCACCAATATCAATACCTTTGCGACCACCATAGTTGTCTGGCTTGTTCTCACCATAATCAATGAAGAAACCGCCTAAGTAGCCACCCATGGAGTATCCAGAGTTAACGTCATACTTAAAAGCTGCTTCATTGTGAGAGATTGCTAGGATTGTACCAAGACTTGGTGATGGAGATATTCCCCCACCTTTAATAACTTGGTTCTTAAAGTACAAAGTCTCTTTAATGATGTATATACCAACGGGGATATATAGATTCTTTCCTGTTGCCAGTGCTGCCTTGAAAGCCTCTGTATCATCCGCAGAACCATCACCTTTAGCACCCCATCCGCGAACATCACCCTCATCTCGCCAGCGCGCCATCTGTAATTCTGGGTAGAGTATTGCCCCTTCCGGGTTTGAAATCTGACTTCTTAAAGCAGCATCACCAACACTAACCCACGCACCTAATCCAATCCCACCGGAAGTTTCAGGAGTTGAACCAGCAGGAACGTTCTTTGGAAGCGTACCATCCCAGCGGTAATAATCACCATCCTCTTCCCATAGCAGGACCTCGCTCCATGTTGTAACGTTGTAGCCTTTCTCGAAGGAGCGACGGGTAATATAACCAATTAGACCAGCCGCCCTGATACTCTCAGCGATTCGGCGTGCTTCGTCCTCGCTATCCTTAGCGTTGCCAGCAGAGCTACCAGCAGCATCGGCATATTCCTTCGCTAAGTCAACCGTTTGGTCTCGACCTTCTTCTGCAATATGGATAGCCTGAAGCTCTGAATTTGTCAGGTCACTAGCTGTCAACACTGAGCCATTCCTGAAGTCTACCACTAAGTCAGTTCCAGTCTGACGGTGAATGCGAACGATGTCGAAACCTGATTGGTCAACCAACATCTCAATCATCGTTGGATTAAGGAATCGGTAATCTCGACCAACTTCCAGTACACGGTTCAGGGTAGGGTTAGAGCTATTCACCAGCGTAACAACAACAAACGTTCTGGCTAGGTAGTCGAACTCAATCCTGTACTGAGTGCTTCCTGAAGGGAATTGTGTAATCGTGGACATTATGCCTCCTGTTATGAATTAAAGGGAGACCTATGGTAGCGCCTCCCGTTTCCTATAGTGATAGTTTAGTCCTTGATGTGGATGCCTTGCTCCTCAAACGTTCCAAGCAGCAACTTCTGGGTAATCGGGTCATTCGGTACAAGTTCACGGAACGTGTTATACATCCCGGTCATGTAGTCTCGCTCGTTGACACGGGTATCAGCCTTGAGGTATCCCGCCAAGTTGTAAGCCGTAGCACCAACGTTAGCAGCATAGCCGAAAGCCGGGACCTGCTCAAGGAAGTTGCCGACCACATTCATTACCGGACCACTGGAAGCAGCACCAAAGGCGATTGGCTTCTCCGTCTTCTCGGTAGGTGAGCGAGGAAGGATAGACGAGCGGAGTAACTTAGTGTCCTCATACCCAGCGATGCCACCCAGAATGTTGGCGACCCCAAGAGGTCCACCCAAGTGGGAGCTACGGGATAGAGCCGCATAGCCAATCATCGTCGGGTTCAGGGCTTGCTTCAGGTACTCACGGTCACGACCGTCCTGCATAGCGTAAGCCTTGATGTGCGCCTGAGCCATGTAGTACATCCCAGCCAGACCCATAGACATAACCGTGGACAGTGCAGCATCCATAGCTCGGTTGTTCTTGGTGGCGTTGTAGAAGGTACGCATGGTTCGACCGTTGATAGACTTGATAACGAAGTTCTTAAACTGCAAGACAGTCTTCGCTATCGGACCATAAGCCTTGGCGTCCATGTTGCTCAGCTTGTGGGGACGGAGCAGGGTCTCATCAGCGATGGTGTCACCCATACGCCAGAGGTCCATAGCCCTTGGGTCCTGACTGAACGCCTTCTTATCCTTGATGGTGTACGTCCCGTCTGGACCACGCGTCACTGACTCACGGATGAGGGACTTAATTCCCTTCCACTGCTCGTCAGAGATACCAGCGGTCTTAAGCCAGCGGTCATCGAACTTACGCTTACTACCAGTCAGGCTATGCTCCACGATGTCAGACAGGAAGCCTTGACGTCCAGCATCTAACAGGTAGTTGGTCGTACCGTTGAGGACTTTAGTGAACGGAGAGCGTACTGCAAGTTCGCCAGTGTAATACTTGGCAGTCCCCAGAGCTGTAGCTGTACCACGACCGAGGTCACTGTAAGACCGCAGACGGTCAATGACATCCTGTTTAGACGGACGGATTGAGTCGTCCAGTTCCTTACCGAAGATCACATTATGCAGGTCCTTAATCTCCGAGGCCCCAACCTTCTTGTTACGGAAGGCTAGGTCACGGAAAATAGGGACTCCATGAAGCAGTGCACGAACGTTGCCACGAGCCAGCATACCACCAATCTCCGTTAAGTTCTGAACACCCATGTAGGCATTCTTGGCGAAGAACGATAGGTCTGTCATTGTGCGCATCACGGTAGCGAAGGCTGCATCATCAGCACCATCACGTCGAGCACGACCAGTTAGAATCTTCAAGGTGTCACGTAAGGTAGATACTTCACCTTTCAACTTACCGTCATCCCCAGCCTTGTTCATCATGGTCTCAACCAAGTCCTTCATGTCCTTCGTGGTCTTGCCTGTACCAGCCATGATAGCAATATCGCCATTAACTCGACGGTTGTAGGCCGGGACAATCTTGTCCATGTCCCACTCACGCAGGTTGTTGACACTGAAGGTCTGACCGTTAGGTAGGACGATTGACATATCGCTATCGAACAGGTTACGAGCCTCAAGGAAGCTGTTGTTCTCCAGACCCACCAGACCATTGATGTTCTCTTCCATTACGGATGAACGCTCGAACTGCTCGGTGTGAGAGATACCATAAGCCTTATCGTTGGCGTACTTATCGACCGCAGCCGCAAGTCCTTCTGGAGTCAACGTAGGGTCAGCCTCTAAGAGTGCCTCGTCCACACGTTTCTTGACCTCAGGTCGAGACGCATAGCTGGTCAACCATGACTTCTTGATGGCCTCCTGTAGTGCCTCTGGACTCCCAAGCTCCTTGATGTACAGCTCCTTCATCTGGTTGCTATACACATGCGGGACGTATGTTCCCTTGAAGCGGCTGCCCGGAAAGATAGACTGAGCGTCTGGACGACCAAACATCGCCGGGTTCTCCATCATCTCACGCTTGGCGTCAAACTGGTTCTTCAGTAGGTCATAGACTTTCAGTTCTCCCGGAGTCAGTTCAGCCTTCAGGTTTCCGCTACCATCTTCGATAGCCATAGACACACGCTGGTAGATGTCCTGACGGAATGCGCCAGAGTCCCGCCAGAATGCTGTCTGGAAGTACGGGTCCTTTAGTGCCTCAGTAACCGCATCGTCGATGTCGTTGTAGAACCGATGGTCCACAGCACGAAGTCTCTCGAACACGTCTGACGCAGTTGTCCCGATTTTACCTGAGGCCCCAGACTGCATACCAGTCGGTGAACGCACTAAGTCAGCAGCTACTCCACGAATCTCAGGGTTCTCAGACCGAAGCAGCTTCAGGCCAATCTCGGTAAGTCCACCAAGGTTCACACCAGCAGCGGCACGTTCCGGCTCAATCACTTCGTCAAAGACTTGACGTGTCTTAGGGTTCAGAGGGTTCTCACCAATCAGGATTGAGCCGTCTTCAAGCCGTACACTACCAGGCTCATTCGGAACGTCAGCGAACTTAACTCCTTGATGACTAAAGGTCTGCTCACCTTCCTGAATAGGGAGACGAGACAGGTCCTGACCATCAACGTTACGAGCGGTCTCACGGGCTTCTAGACGTGTTGCTGGACCAGCGAACTCATTAGTGTTGCGACCTAAGGCTCTGCCTAGTCCATCAGCGATAGCAGTCATGCCGCCACCAAATAGCGCACCACCAAGGATAGCTTCAGCCACATGAGCATCACCACCAGCCACTGAGGTACGGGCCATCTCAGATACACCAGCCAGCGCCCCGGATTGAGCAGCCACTGTAAACATCTTATTTACCAGCTTACCACCCTTACCAACCTGTCCAGCAATGGGAACGTATGTTAGAGGGTCCACACCAGCGCCAATAACACCAGCAGCTAACTGAGCACCAGTCCCAGCCTTGGCCTTCTCTTGGTCCAACTTCTGGTTCTCAAGCGCCAAGTTAATAAGCTCGGTCAGGTTCTGAGGAGAGCCACCAGTAATGACTCCGTAATACTGAGGCATAACCCCAGCGTTACGAATCTGGTCCAGCTCCTCACGAGTCCACTTATGGTTGTTCCATCTGGTCGGGTTGAACACGTCGCCAATGACATCAAGTGAGTCCTCAGTCTGACCAGCTCGGATAGCCACGCCGACCATAGAGTTCTTCACTTCAGCTTCTGTAGCCGCACCGAAACCGAACCACGTAGAGCGGTCCTCTCTTTCCTGCACGGTCTCGCCAGTAGCCTTATAGAACATCTCACCGAACGATTCGTTTGGAGCTTCAGGTGCTTGACCCTCAATGTTCAGACCAGCAGCGGTCGGAAGGTTCTCACCCAGAGCTACTTTAGGTTTAGCCTTGAGTCCTTCCGTGAGTGCGTCAAATACGTTAGCGCTTACTGGTGGAGTCTTTGGGGTGATGCCATTGAGTGCTCGTGCGACTCCCTTCTGATAGACTTCAGGGTCGTACCGGGAGCCTGTCTCATGGAAGCTGATAGCTTGAGCCAGAGAAGACAGGGTGTCAGGGTCCGATAGGTCGAGACTCTGGGTAGCTGGAATACCAGTTGCAGCCACCACTGAGTCGATATAAGCCTTAGTGTCGTTCTCGTTAGGAGGTGCCCATCGGTTGATAATCTTCTCGATGGAGTCATAACCTCGGCGACCGTAGGACAGCAGGTTTTTACCTAAAGCTCGGACGCCAGACTCTGGACTATCGAAGGTGACAAATGCGCCATCATCTCCAGTCATTCCTTCCCATTGGTCCTTACTTACCCGGATGTTACCCGGATTGTTATTGCGAATACCACGAGTCGCCATTATGTTACTCCTTACCGATTAGTACGTTTGCGATACCCTCCAGTGAGACGTCATTGTACATCCCACCGCGCTTCTCGATGTTGGCCTCTCGGTCAGCTCGACGTTTGTCACCAGCAGCTTTAGTCCCGACGATACGCGCTCGCTTGTTAGCGTCACGTTCTGCCTGAGCATATGCGGCATCTTGTGCCTTCTGCTGTTGTTCGCGGTAGAGTTTACCTACAAGTTCTTTATCGTATCGAATACGAATAGTCCCCGTAGCGTCTTGGAGGAAGATAGAGCCGTTCTGTTCAACAACGGACAACTGAGAGTTCACTACCCAAGGGTTGGCCTTAATGAGCTGCTGACGAGCTGTGTCGATAATGTCTCGACCCACCTGCCACGACTCTGGGTTATCCCCGACCATAAGCTGGTGTTTGGACACCATGCCGATGGACTTACCGTCCGAACCTTCAGATTGGAACGTTACGGTGTTCTCGTTAAGCCAGCGTTGAGTCTGCTGAGTTGCAGCGTCAGCGTTACCTGTACGATAGTACCATGAGTCCCAGACCTTACGAGCACTTGAGTCCAGAGACGTTGGGAGGCGAGACAACTGGGTGTTCTTGGAGTCGTTCTTCAACTCCTGCCACGCCTTGTCTGACTCCATTCGCATCTCACGGCTTTGACTTGCAGCTTGCTTATCAGCTTCAATCATCGTCTGAGGGTCCAGACCCATCTTGTCCATCTGGTCGAACGTAGAGAACAACTGAGCTTGGTCAGGATACAGAGCTGCAAAACTTGAAGGGTCCTGAGTGTAGGCACGACGAAGAGACTCGAAGCGTTGCATCTTGTCTGGGTCGTACTGTCCCCGGATGACCGCAGCTTGCCACTCGCCAGCAGCGTCCTGAGTTAGAGTCTGGAAGGCATTACGGAACGGACCGTTGTTAGTGTCAGCTCTTAACAATGCCACCTTCTGAGCGTCTTTAGCAGCCTCAGGTATGTCCATCTGGTCAATCTGCTGTAGCTTGGCAGACGCATAGTTGTTCATGTCAGAACGCTTGAACTCTCCTGTAGCATCTGAGACTGGAAGGTCCTCATAGTTGGTGGACACGTTGTCCCCAGCCAGACGTCGCTGATACACTTGGTCAATGACCAGTTGCTTGTTCTGAGTCTGGATTAACTTAGTGTTCTCCTTCGCCTGTTCAGCAGACTTACGCTTTACCGCTTCAAGCAAGCTGGCTTCGGCATTAATAAGCATCTGACGCTGAGGCGTGAGTTCTTCACCCGGTTGAAGCAGGTTGTTCTGCTCCTTGAGTTTCTGAATCTGGTCCAGACCGATGGTTGGGTCGTCCTGAAGAATCGCAGACTGAACGCCTAACGCTAAGTCCTCCTGATACTTAGCCACCAGCTTGTACTCAGTTCCTTGCGCCTCAACAATAGCAGCGTTGAAGACATCAGGTCCTACAATCTCTTCGACTGTAGCATCCACACCGTTAAGGGTGATTCGCTCGCCTCGTACTTGCTGTAGGAAGTTGGAGCCGCCTGACTTCTGGATTGCGTCACGGACCGTCTGGGTAAGTACCTCCCGTGCTCGCTGGTCCGAAGGGATAGCAGCAGTAGTTAGTCCATCACGAAGGTAGGCCATGAAGGTCTTGCCAGACTCAGGTGAACGCATCAGGTCGCCATCGTTCAGGAATGAGTTCATCTCAATACGAGTATTCAACATTGCTGTCTCTTCAGACTGCTTACTGAAATACTTATTGAAAGACCCATAGATAGCGATGTTTCGGTCTGTGATGTTATCGTTGAACCCGCGCTGGAAGAACTCATCTGTAGGGTTAATACCCGCCTCTTCAGCATAGGACTTAGCGGCGTCCTGAAGTCGCTGGTGGCGATACTCTTCCATCTCCTGACGTGTACGGAACTCACCGTTCTGAATCTTAACGTTAATCTCGTCATCCACCGCAAAAGCAGCGTTACGGCCCGTCTTGACTCGAAGTGCTTCCATAGCATACGGGTCGTCCTGATACAGCAGTGTCCCGTTCTGGATAGCCTCTCGTCTCTGCTGAGGAGTCAGCTTACGGATAATCTCGTTAGACCGCTCGTCAGCCAGTGTCTTCTCATCATCTTTGAACTGCTTGTACAATCCAGTTCCAGACTCAACGAAGTTGGTTAACGCACGAGCCAGACCGGAGTCACCAGTTGGAGCCTGAACGCTGGCTGCTTGATAGTTGACGGCTATAGTTTTACCCGGCGCTCTGCCACGACCCATAGTCCGATTAGCCAGAGCTGATTCAATATTACTAGCCATTAGTCCTCCTCTTAGCTATGACCTGTAGGTGTGCCTTTAGCAGCACTAATCGGTGCAGAACCACCAGAGCTTGATGCCCCAGATATTGACTTACCAGCAGCGTACCCCTGCATCCCGGCGTTAGCAACATTAAGTGCATGAGCTAGTGGGCTGGTCTTGATGATTTTACCTTGACCACGGATAGCAGACTTGGTGTTCTCAATGTTGGCGATACGGTTCCCGAAGATAGCCGCATAGTCACGGTTGTAGCTTTCGGTAATCCCGGCTCTCTCCTTGACTGTGTCTCCAGCGACCTGACGTTCAATCCTGTCCATAGAGTTGCCTTCCAGACTGGACTCAGCTACAGCAGCTCGGACCATACCCTGATTGCGGATACCATTTAACGTGGTCTCTGTCAGTTCAGCCATCTGCTGCTCCTTCAGGTCTCGCTCCTGCATCTTCAGGTTGGCGTCAGAGTAGTTCATCTGCTTAACCATTTCCTGAGCCTGTCTGTTCTGAGCGTCGATAGCAGCACCCTCAGCTTTGGCCTGTTGAGATGCGGACATAGTGGCCCCGGCTACAGCCATGATACCTAAACCGATACTTACGGGTTCGCACATACGTCCTCCTTAGAGATTGTGAATAATTGAAAACGCTCACCTGTTACTGGACTGATAGTCACATCATGGTGGAACTTAGCTCCCAGTAACCGCAAGAATCTAATGTGAGACTTATTGCCTGACCACACGTAGTTCCAGATGGTCCCGTATTGGTCTAACATTAAGTCCCTGTACTCAGAGATGCGCTGAATGAACTCCCGCTTGTCTTTCGGACTTAACCTTTCGACAAGACTTGAAGTCAAGAACCATACGTTATCCCCTTGGTTTCCACCATAGGCAAACACTTCGCCTACACAGTTCGTTAAAACCACAGATGAAGGAGATAGATGCTTAAGCAGTCTCTCAGAGAGACCAACGGTTGACCCATAGTTTGCTTTGCACTCATTAACATCATCTGCTGAAAGATGCCACAGAAAGCAGTGGACATCTGGTTCCGTAGCCTTGCGAATATACATAAAGTCTCCTTATAACCTTAAGGGCCTATAGTCCCTATAGTGATAGTTAAGGTAAATCTATAGGCCCTTCAATAAGTTAGACGGAACGAGCTTTCTTAGCGTATGACGCCTCCCAGCCACACCCAACGATGGACACTGGGGTAGGATAGTCTGACTCTAAGGTTAGGCTCGTGGTTAATGCGTTACCATTCATAGCGAAGCGATACTGTCCATCCCCAATGTTGGTAGTCCCGATGGTTTGCTGACCAATGGTGTACCCATTAAAGGTGTTCACGAACTCCCGCTCACCGTTTCTGACAATGAGTCTAAGAGCGCCAGTGTCCTTGTAGTTGACCCAAGCCCTACGAAGCTGTAGACGTCCAGTGTCTTCAGACTGAGTGCCACTATCGTCTTCAATCTTAATCAGGAACCGTGAGAACTTGTAGGACATCAGATAAGACCGTCCGATGAACACTGTACGTCCCGACCAATCGCCATTGAGTATAGCCACAGTTGAGATGTCGGTCAGTTCACCAAGGTCCACATAGGCACCCTGACTGTCAATCAGATAGTACCGACCGGGAGACGGAGCGTTTCCACCATAAGCAGAACCAATGTCGACCGTAGTCTCATAGGTGTCAGCGTTATATGAGCCACTTGGGATTACCATAGACACCTTGGAGTCAACGTGGAGTCTATACGGCTCTAATGGAAAGTCGGTTGCCTCCTTGATGAACTTAAGGTGCTCAATGTCCACACCCCCTTGGTGCTGACGAACAATGAACATGGTAGAGCCAATCGACGCAGACGCCAGAATCTTATCAGCTTTAGGGAACTCCCAGTGCGACCAAGAGGCTTGAAGTTGTACGCCGTCCTTAAACAAGAACTTGTAGATGTAGATTCGGTTGTATGCACCTGTAGAGTTGACGCAGATGTAGTTCTCAGTCCCTGTACCTTGAATGTCAAACACCCCGTTAGGGATATAGGACAGTACGTGACCAGTGGTATCATCGGCATCCTTCACGTCAGACACATCTGCTACAGCGAAGTATCGCTTAATACTGGTGAATGACCCACGAGGCGCTGAGAAGAAGACTGAGCGTCCTACAGCGAACGGTCTGGCGTTATCACCTAAGGCAAACTCTGAGCCCACATCAAGCTGGATAGACTTCGAGGTAAGGACCCCTGAGCTTGTCATCACGAACTGCACCTCATCTGACCAAAGTAGTAGCTGCTCGCTAAACGGAACGGCATACTTAAGTATTGAGATTCTAGGGTGACTTACAGCTACGTCAATAGGGTCATCATCACTCAATGTCGCCACACTCTTAGGGAAGAACGCAAAGTAGCTGGCTGAACGGCTCATGATTACGTTCTCTCCTGACAAGAACCCTAGCCTGTTCCTGTAGAAGAACACATCGTTAATCGTAGCATCCACGAAGCTAGGCATAGGGTTTGTGTCATCATTACCAGCACCCCGCTTAGACCAGTCCAGAGTCTTGAACTCAAAGGAGCCGTCAGATTGTCTCACCAGAGCATGTGGCATTGTGGTGTTATCGAACCCAGTGACCACTCCCGGCTCTACTGTCTCCTTCCACGTCTTAGTATTGGAGTCATACATCACGTAATATTCATCGGCGCTACTGTTGGTCTCACCTTGAATCTTAATGATGTACCCATTTGGAGCCGCAAGAGGCAACTTAGAGATTGTTTGCACCGTGTCTAGGACTGGGCTGATTAGCTGGTTAGCGTAGCCATCCTCCGTCTCCACTGAGTTAATGTCAGTCCCTGAAGGGGCAGTGATTAACAGGAAGCCAGACCCAAGGTCGAACGTGAAGGTAGGGTAAGCAGCAACAAGAAGGTCTCTCAGAGATGCACCGATGGCCTGAGCATCCACCTTAGGTGGGTCATTCTCGGCATCATTACCTGCTGGCAGCTTATGCGAAACCTTAACGCCTCCGTTGATTCCTACCTTAAGGGTGCGACCATACTGTCCACCACGCAGGTTAATTAAAGCACGAGCTTTACGATTATAACCAGAGTGTGACTTCTCGCTTCCACCGTTAACGACAACCTTACGGTTCACGATGAACGTATAGTCTGCAACTGTAACGACACGGATGTCATCTCGCGGGTTGGACGACTTAACGTAGTCTACCGCACCTGAAACTGAGTATTGATTACCGCTCAAGTCGACTACCTGAATGTTGGACCCGTTGAACACGATGTAATACTGCTCCTGCTCATCACGGTTAATCAGGTGGAACTTAGGGTTGCTCCCAACGTCGATGTCAAGACGTCGCTTGAAGACTGTAGGTGGACGCTTCTGGAGTCCATCACTTTCGGATGACCAGCAGTTAACTTGCTCCTCGCCTTGGTCTGAGAACCTCAGTATGTCTGGCTGCTGGCTAATACCGCCTTTAAGGTTCTTGATTGATTGAGTAATTAGTGGCATAGGCCCTCCTTAAATCATACTCATTAGGACGTATCCCTCAGCGATGTCACCAACGTCATCAATGTGGACAACCTTACGTGCTACCTGTTGTCCAGTATACCCGTTGTCCCACTCATTCAGGATAAGCCAGTCGCCAACCTTAAAGTCCCGGTCGTTAAGTCTCAGCTCTGCTGTCTTTAGACCTAGTTGTACCGGACCAAAGTGCTGGCGGTGAATCTTCAGGTTGTGACTAGCCATTAGTCCCTCCCGATGTCGGACATCATGTTGTAGCGACCAGTGTCCATCTCGTACTCCATCACCTGCTGGTAGAGTTCTGCTTCCTGCTCACGAAGGTACAGTTCAGACTCTGGGCTACCGAAGAACTTAGCGTTGAACTCACGGCTAGCCTTGGTAACGATGTAGTCACGGAATACTACAGGCATCTCAGCGAACGGTTTCATCTCCACCAGTTCGACTGTAATTGGTCCAGTGAAGGTCGTGGACTGAGTGGACAGGTCATAGAGATAGCCCCCCATGTTGCTGTAGTAACTGGTAGCACCAGCAGTCATGACCCGAAGGTAAGACTGCAGGAATCGAATCCTGTTGTCTTGGACATCAGGCGTCAGGACAGCAGCTTCGTTGATGTTAAAGTTCCAGCCTTTAGCTTGGACCTGACGATTAACACGATGCAGGATACGTTGAGCGTTCGAGACGTCAGCGTTACCTTCGTCAAGCTGTAGGACTGCTGGTTCACCGATAGCAGCTAACATATCGTTGATGGCGTCTAAGTCATCGTTAGCATTCAGTGGAATGTATTGAGGCATAGGTTTACTCCTTAACGGTCATATGGGCTGGACGGTGAGCTTGGCAGCAGGTACGACCAGAATAAGACGAATAGTACTAACCATGTGTAAATAAGGAACATAGTCCCTCCTCATCATTAAGCAAAAAACCCCTCAAGCACCCGAAGGCACCCAAGGGGTTTCAATTAGTTTGTGAAAGATACGTTGAAGGAACGCACAGGCGAACCGTCATACCCAACAATCACCAGACCTTCCACGCCAGAGGTGGCCTTGAAGTAGAGACTGTTGGTTCTACGGGAGTAACTAACACCCTCAGGCGTAGTCACATCGAGCAGCGACCAATCGGTCACATCTGAAAGCTCAGGGAAGTCAACCTTCAAGCTGGTCCCCACCGTAGAACTATATGTCTCTAAGGTAGGACCCTCTGTAGAGAGGGCCTTAAAGGTCGTTAGCCCGCTGACGCTGCTGTGAAAACCAGTGCGCCTGCTGCTTCTGGGCGCAGACCGCCGTGACCCATCGCGTACTTACCGACAATCAGGTCGCCCTGAGCATCAACGTCGCGGTCACGTTCCAGCGCCAAGTCGCGCAGCTTAACAGTACCCACAGCAGAACGGTGAGAGAACAGGCCCACCACGTTGTCCAGCGCAACCTTAACGGTAGAGCTAGAGGTAGCAGGGAATCCATGTTTCTGACCAGAAGCAATGGAGATACCATCGTCACCACGAGTCTCGCCAGCGCCACCCTGAGTCAGGTGCGGAACTTCAACCACAACGAAGCCCATTACGTTACGGATGTTGCCCGTCTCAGGGTCAATCAGCGCAGCGTAGTTAGCAGCGTTAGGCATCAGAGCAGCCAGAATCGCAGAGTAGTTGTCCGGCGTGGTGTAGAAGTATCGGTCCCCAGCAGGTACATAGTTGGAAGTCAGCTTCGCACGAGCGATGGTCAGTTGACCGATGATTGCTTCGCCCAGCTTGGCTGGAGTGTTCAGGTCTGCTTTAGTGCCTACTTCAAGCACAGACGCCTTGCCAAGACCAGCGATGTTCTCGTCGGATGCAGCAGGTAGGTTGCACAGAATCGCCATCTCAGCCAGTACCGCACCATCAGCGGCGATAGCCAAAGCCTCACCCAGCTGGTTGGAATACTCGCCAGCCACATCGTAGTGGTTCATGGCGTCTTCGATGTCGAAAATCATCACGTCAGCGGTCAGCAGACCATCAATGGTGATGACCTTCTCGGTATGTTTGATACCCTTACGCTTATCGCTCAGGCGCTCACCTGGGGCCAGATACACACCAGAGGTGCGGCCCATTACCGGGAACTGAGCAGACTTGCCGTTCTGAATGGTGCGGACGATATGCTTGTCGGATGTCACAGAGCGGCGGGTAAAGGCGGTCAGGACTTCACCAGCGAAGACCTTAAGGAACAGTGCTAGTGCGTCGGTAGAGGACTTACCCTTACCTTGGTCTGTACCAACTTTCTGACCCGGAACGTTTGCCATATGATAATTCTCCTATTCAATTGAAAGATAAAGTATATTACTTACTGTACGCCCAATCCGTATGGACTGAAGTAATAGGGAAACCTTGAGTCTGTCTCTTGGTCTCCCTATAGTGATAGTTTAGTCCTACAGGCTTGAGGCAGCTACCTTAGCGCGGACTTCCATCGTGTACTTAGCGTCACGCAGGTATCGCTGGTCACTCATGGCCTTAATCATGTCAGCCTTAGAGCTGAATGCTTCGGTCTGAGTAGCCTTAGGAGCGACCACAGGTTTAGCCTGATTGGTGATGGTACGCTGAGGTTTAACGCCCACAGCTTTACCCAGAGTCTTGCCAGCCAGATTCAGCAGAGCTTTGGTAGTCGCAATGTCCTTACGAACGATAGCAGCTTCAAGTGCTTCACGAGTTGACGGGTCGTTTGACTCAAGGTGTGACAGGATGCGATTAAACTGGTCAGCGCCACCTGCGTAGCGAACCACACCAGCAGCGTACTGTTCAGCCAGAGCTTCCTGACCGCGAACAAACGAATCTACGAAACGCTTGGTGTAACCTGCTTCCTGCAACTTAGCGTAGGATGCGTCAGACAGCTTACCGTCCTTGGCGTATTCAGCCTTGATAGCGGTAATTTCATCAGCAGTGACCTTGCCAGCTTCCACAGCAGAAGACACCATATCATCGAATGCAGCTTCGTTCTCATCCAGAGCGGATACACTTTCGGTCAGCTCCTTCGGTGCGTCACCCAGTTCGATGAACTCAGGCTGCTCACCATCGGTCTCAGTCTCTTCGCCATCGGACTCGTGGTCTTCACCTTCAGTCTCTTCGACGTTCTCGTCTTCTTCTTCTTCGGTCGCCTCTTCCTTCTCGGCTTCCAGTTGCTTGAAGGTAATGGCATCATCGCCATCGCGGACAGCTACGTCCTTCTCCAGCATAGACTGTTGGTGTTCGTTAAGGTCCTCAACGGAGCCAGTGATTGCATTAGGGCTAACGCCGAACTCGGCATAAACTGATTGGGACATTAAGTCTCTCCTTTGGTAGTTAATAGGTAACACCTGCCTCGTCTAGTTGACTCACCTAGAGTTGGACTTACGGTGTTGTTCCTATAGTGATAGTTTAGGCTTGAGCCATGTCCTCACCAGCTCCCTGACCTACAGCAGCGCCCATGTTGGCACCAGCAGCACCAGCACCTTGGACTACTGCCTGTTGAGACGACTGTTCAGCCATGCGCTGAATCTTCTCGTCCTGCGTGAGGAGTAGACCAGCGGTGTCTATACCCAGAGCGTTCAGCAGTCGCAGCTTCAGGGTCGGCAAGTTAATGTCTGGGTCCTGTTGCAGAGGCTGGAGCCCGGTCATCATGTTGACTGCCTGAGTTAGCTTCTCTAAGTCCTGACCACGACCTAACGCTTCCAGACCAGTGGAGACAGTAGGCTCTACCGCTTCTTTCGGAAGGTCAGGAATCATTCCAGCAGACTGAAGCTGGTTCATCAGCACACGGACGATAGGTAACTGAAGCTCTTGTGACTGCACTGAGTACACGCCACCTAAGGTCGCCTCCAGTTCGCCAGCAACATAACGAATCTCTTCAGCAGTGACTCGCTCGGCATTACGCTGAACAGCACTATTAAGAAGGAAGGCCCAGCCTAAACGTTGCTCGATAGCATCAGCCACCGACTTGGCAATCGTAAAGTCCTGACCTTTCGTCAGTTGCAGGAAGTTGATGTCCTCAACGCGACCAGCCACGAACTCACCTGTAGCCGCCTTGTTCAGACGTCGAGGTTGCGTGATACCGTTCGGGTTAACGAGGCCAATCACCTTGGAGGCTACCTTAGCCATTTTAGTGATAGCTTCTGTAATCGTCTCCAGCGAGTTCAGGTCTCCCAGATACTCCTCGCAGTAAGAACGACCGTAGTCTTCACCATCCAGTCGAACCATTCGTACCGGGATGTATGGACATGCAGTCAGCGGGTAGGAACCATCGGTCCCTGTCACCTCAATGCCTTCCACTTCCTCGTAGCGCAGATACTCGTCGTCCTGACGGTAGATGTGCGTATACACTTCAAGCTCGGTGTCAGGCTCATAGTCGTCTGCGTTGAGTTGAGACTTCACGTCTTCCGGTAGAGCACTAAACGCTACCTTGTCGAGAGTCACAATCTGTAAGATGTTACCGAAAGCATCACGTTGAACAACGTAGGACACTAAGCGGTACATTCGCATAGGACTGTAGGTTCCCTGTTCAGGCTCTGGAATGTATAGCAGACAGTTACCGGAGACTATAAGCTGCTTCAGAGCTTCGAACAATGGCACACGGAAACTGTTGGTCTCCATGTAGGCCATCAACACACGCTCGACCATAGCAAGCCCCTCGTCAACACGAGCAGCAGCCTCTGAGTCCTGACTCAAGGTCTTTGCCTCATATTCGGAGACTGTCAGTCGCATCCACGGTGACTGAGGGAATAACGCCAACATCAGCTTTGCAGCCAAGTTGTTCAAGCAGCGAGCACCTACAGCTTGCCACGGCGTCACGTATTCCGTAGACGAGTTGTCGGACTCCTTGGGAAATAGCGAGGGGATGGTCACGGCAGCGCAGTTCTGTGCGCGGGTCTCGTAAGGCTGTCGTCCGTTCTTCAATCTATCATAAACTGACTTAGCGCCTTCAGCCGCAAATCCTTCACGTTCTGCCATGTTATGACCTCCACGTTACATTGCGTTTGATTTTAGATACGGTAGACTGTGACACTCCATAGGTCTTCGCTATTTTGCGCTGAGACATGCTACTTTCGCGAATCTCATTAACAATATCAATAGTGAGGACGGCGTTACCGTTATCCTCTCCTTTGGCGCTTCGACCACGAGACACTCTGTCAGCCGTGTTATCCTGTGTTGTCCCTAACTCTAGGTGTTCAATATTAAAACACTTAGGGTTGTCACACTTGTGGCGAACCACTTTGTCATGCGGAATGGGTCCGTAGTGTTTCGTCCACTCTAGGCGATGAACGCGAACCTTGCGCCCATCTACCCTAGTTTCACCGTAGCCATCCTTGGTGCAGTATCCACCCCATTCATGACATGGTGTCATATAGAAATACCGCCACCAGAGGTGCGAGAGACCTGAAGGTTACGCTTACCGGAACGCTTCACTTTCTTCTCGTCAGATGCGGTTGTTTCAGTATCCACATCCTCCACTTTGTCGTTCGGTACTTCCACTGGTGCTGCTGGGGTCTGAGCCTCAACAACCTTAGGTGCGTCATCAGAGCCAAGACCAACGGTCCCTAGCGTACTTTTCACCACTTTCTTGAATGCCTTACTGATTGATTTACCCACGATTAATCTCCTTAGTTGTTACGATGTCTACCGACCCGGAAACATGCTTGACACGAGAATACCAGCCAAGACCCCAACGCTTGCACTCTTCGTCTATGATGTGCCTGACAGTCTCAAGAACCTTGCGGGAGGACTGCGAGTCACGACGAATAGCGACGATTGAAAGGTCAAGACCGGGAGTCGGTCGGTGCCAAGATGTGGTAGCCAGCATGTAGAGATACGCTACTGGTTGACCTGAGACATCGTAGATTGTGTACTCTTCACCGTCGAACTCGTCAGCCATACGGTAAGTATGAGCCTTGAAGTCCTCGAATGACTTGAAGTTAGACTGCCCGTCTTCCCAGAGGCGACAAGCGCACATGTGGCGACCTTCGCGTGAGTTGAGATATGGTAGCATTGTCTTACCCCATGTTGACGCCAGAGGCTCGCATAGCGCGGCTAACTGACGATTTATCTTTAGGTGCAGACTCCTTCTTGACCTTCAGGTCTTTGATACCTTTGGTCTCGTTGGTGTCAACATCCGATTCAGCCCCGATGTCAACTGACGCAACTTCCTCACTCAGAGGTGCTGGTTCAGGTGCTTGGACCGAAGGCTTCGGAGTGCCAATCTTTGGACTGAAACACATAGTCCCTCCTACAGTTAATCGAACTGAACGGTATCTTTCAGCTCACGACGCATAGCAATCGCAGAGTCGAGAGTGTCAGAACAATACTGGAGACCCTTGATGAACCCAGCAATGAACGCATCGCTGTAGCCTTGCTGCTTGAGGAGACTGATAGCTCCCATCTTCTCAGCGTAGCTTGCGTTGAACAGTACGTGCAGGAACTGGATGGCAGACTGGGAGATGTTAGGGACATCAAGTCTTTCTTCCTGTAACTGCTTAACAACGTTTTCAATAGCATTAATCGCCATCTTGAATCTCCTCTTTAAGTTAAGACTAAAGTCTATCTTATAGTCATATCTTAGGTCCTAAAGTCCCTATAGTGATAGTTTAGTATTTCACCTATGGATGACTGTTGGATTGATAGGATATGACTATCGGTTAGACTCAGTGTTTAGGACGGTTGTTAGACCCGAACCACTTATACATGCAGTAAATGGCCAGAAGTCCGGCCCAGTAAATTACATGGATGGTGTCCACAGGATGACCTCCTTGGACTTAGGGTCGTAGTCGGAGGCTCGGCAAATACGAGCGACCTGAGCTTGGACCAGAAGCTCCTCCTCGGTCATCCCAGCTTTAGCAGCCAGAGTCACCATGCAGTCCCACAGCGTCATGTCTTCACGCTTAGGGTACTTCTTCCACTCAGTCTTAATCTGGCCTTTGTTCTTACCAGTCTTAAGCTCACGGCTCTCCTGCACGAAGTAGTATGGCTCGTCAAGGAACGCACGAGTGGTGTCCTCACCCATCCCCGGAATACCACCGTAGCCATCTGTAGTGTCACCCTTGATGGTCTGCTCCATGTGCCAGTAGTCTGCCTCGGCAGTCGTATGACTCAGGATTTCACCAGTGGTTAACCAGAAGAACTCACAGTTCGGGATTGTCTTGAAGTCCTTATCACAGGACACCAGCACCGCATGGTCACATCCGACAATCTGAGGTCGGGTCCCGATGATACCCATACAGTCATCACCTTCAAGCGTAGGACGCAGGAAGCTGTTGAACCGTGGGTCAGCCATCACTTCGTCTACGAACTTCTTGTAACCTACAGGCTTGCGAGAACCTTTACGGTTGGCCTTATAGGTAGGCAGAACATCCTTACGCCAGTTGTTATCGTCAGTAAAGCACATCACAATCTTAGCGTCTTTCCACGCCTTGCGCTTCTTAACGATTTCATCGATGGTGTTATCAAGGATACGACGAGCCTTCTCGTGGTCGCAGATAAGGGTCCAGATGTCATCACCCCAGTCTGTCTCGTCCTCGGCAGCAGCCATAGAAGAGAACACTAGGTAATCGCCATCAAGAACAAGAGCTATCTTCTTCTCAGCACCCATCGTCCAGACCTCCTTTAGCCATCGATAAGGTTGCTCCTAGAAGAGGCTCCTCGCCTGGACCGCACTTCTCTACAATGACGATGCAGTTAAATGGACGCCAAGTCTGGCCCCATCTGGTCTTCTCCACCAGCACCTGCTTCTCAGTCATCCGTGTGACGACACCAGAGTGTAGCGCCATTGTACCACCACGTCCACCAGCCTCAGCGTATACGAACTTGTCGCCCACTTCGATAGGTTGGCCCAGAAAATCAAAAGGTTGTTGACTCATAGACAGCCTCCGTGTTGGTTCAGGAACTTGGTGCCTTCAGCGGTAATCTCCCACGCACCGTTGTTACGCCCATCCATAGACAGGCAGCTTAGATGTCCACGACTCGCAGCCTCAGCCACAAGTGCAGCGTTGTTGCGCACATAGTTGGACTGGAAGGTCTTCGGGCAGGACTTAAGGGCCGCAAGGACCCGTAAGTATTCGCTCATCGTTTGAACTCCACTCGGAAGTCACCGAAGGACGGTTGGTCGGCGTAGTGGCTTAGGTCCTCTTTCAGGCCATCGACGATACCTTTCTTGAAGACCAGCTCGACTACAGCTTCCAGACCTTCAGTCACGCCAACTTCGACCATCTTACGCTCGAACCCTGAGACTTTCTCACCGTTCAGGACCTTACGGCTCAGCTCACAGAGAGACTTCTCGAACTGCTTCACGTCTTCAGTAGACAGCACAGCACCCAGCGAGAACGATACTCGCATACGTTTGGTCATAGCCATTAGTCTTTCTCCTCTTCGGCATCAGGTGTAAGAAGCTCACGGATGTCAGAAGCACAAGACCCTGACAAGTTCGGGCAATAGCGAGAGGTCTCGTGACCACTCCACCAAGCACTTCTCATAAGGTCTATGACCTCCTGTCTTGTAAAGGTCTGCTTCTTCATCAATGGCACTCCTTCCACGTTGGTCCAATCTTCCCTTCGGTGTCAAGGACGCATTTAAAGTTATAGAACTCGCCCACCTTACGCATAGCAAGTTGAGCAATCTTGACGACTTCTTCGGCAATCTCCTGAGTACGACACGCAATTTGCAATTCGTCGTGAACCCAAGCCATGTACGCAAAGTCACCTTCCCAGCCGTGGACATAGCCAGCTTCTTCAAGCATACGCTCGGTCTCGACTATCCAGTGCTTACAGACCACCGCACCGTCACCCTGAAGTAGGGCGTTAAGTGCTGAGTGCGGGGACCGGATGTGAATGCGACGACCATCCAGACCCTTCAGCCAGCGGCGTTTCCACTTCACGATGTTCTCACCGTCTACCCACTTAGAGTCCGAGATTAACGTATTACTGACAGCTTCCCTGAGGTCCTTGATGGCTGGTGTACCCTCAATGAATTTCTTCATGAGAGCTGAACCTTCCTTCTTACCACCGCCAACTATCAGTCCAATCTTCGCGGCCCCTGCACCATATAGGAACGCATAGATGAACGTCTTAGCGTTGTTACGGAAAGCATCATGGTCGTGGCTGGACTTATTGCGTGGGACGTTAGGTGCTAACCCTGCGTTGACCGCATTGGCCCAGTGGATGTCACCTTCGACCACAGTCTTCGCGTATTCGCCACCATCGAACGGAGACGCACGGTTCCCCAGACAACGAAGCTCAAGACCTGAAGCATCCACACCTACTTGAATCCAAGGGTCTGGCTTGCCATCCTTCTTGTTCCACGCTGCACCGAAAGCACCACGGCAAGTCTCACCATACGGAGCACCGTTAGCCGGGACCTGAGCCATGTTTGGTGAACTATGGGTCGCACGTCCGGTTACTGCTCCACAAGGGTTGATTGAACCGTGCATACGTCCGTCTGGACCTACAAGTTTCAACCATGCGTTCTTACCTTCAGCAGCCTGTCCGATGCGCTTCTGGACTACCAGATACTCACGGACCAGCTCTACGCAAGCCTGAGCCTCTGCGTCTGGTAACTTAACGTGTTCCAACGTCTCGTCATCGACTACAGGTTTCCCGGTGTCAGTGAAGTCAACAGGCTCCCAGCCACGCTCCATCAGGACTTTCGCTAAGTGGTCTCCGCTTCCCGGATTAAACTCAACGTAAGTGATTGGCGTGAATGGTGCTCCTTCCATCGTGTCTCGCGTATCGCGTTCACAAGGTTCAAGACATAAGCGTTGAGCTTTGTTCTTCGGCTTCTTAAAGATGCCACCGACCTTAGGATACACGACCCTCGGATACTTCGGAAGGTCCTTACCTGTCCGTGGATGCCTGAAGAACTCCTTGCCTCCCTTTGGTGCGTACCAGCTACCGAAAGTCGAACGCAGCTTGTCCAGCAACTCTGCACGTTTGACAGTGAGTTCACGATATAAGCCTTCGACCATCTCGGTGTTCATCGGATAGCCGTTACGCTCCATCTTCGCACAGGTCCACGCAGCATCATGTTCCAGACGCAACGCATAAATCTGGTCGAAAGCGAACTGTTCAGACTGGAAGTAATACTTGTCAGTCAGGAACTTCTTGAACAACGCCAGTGTGACCACAACGTCTTGAACGTTATAGTCCAGCATCTCCTGAGACGGGAACAACCATTCGTCCCCAGCCTTATATTCGATACCTTCAGCCTTGCACTTGGCAACGTAATCGTGTTTGTACTCACCTTTCATCTCACCGAGACGATAGCCCCAAGCCTCAAGAGACTGGCGTCCCATCATCTTAGGTGGCAGACGACCAGCTTTCACCGCGCCCATGTCTGAGAACTTAATGTTTGGATACATCAAGCGACCCAGCACCAAGGTATCAATCATCTTATGTTTCGGGAAGTTAAAGCGTTTCCCAAAGTACAAACGCTTCAGCTTGTCTATAGCCGGGACGTCATAGTTGATACCGTTATGGAATACCAGCATACCATCAGGTGATGCGGCAATCTCTTCCACTTTATGAACATACTCTTTGAAGCCGCCGACGATACCGACCATCGGAGCTACCCCATACTTAAGGGTCTCATTCGACTCGGCGTTAATCAGGACCCCACAGTGAAACTGGGAGACTGTATCAAGGAGACCGTTGGTCTCGATGTCAGAACCCCAGATACTCTTAAGGTCAAACATGGTTAATCCTCCGCTTTAGTCTAATCATAAAGGCCACTCGCTATGAATGACCTTGAGTCTAGACCTAGAAGTCTGTACGCAAGAAGTGATACATGAACTTCCGGTTAGCTTTCTTCCATGCCTCAGAGTTGAACCGCTGGTCTCCCAGAATGTTCGACAGGCAGGTTGCTTCATCGCTCCACCATTTGTACATGAACATGTGGTATCGAGCTTTAAGTTTCTTTAACACTAACGGTCCTCCGTAAAATTCTTATAGTCAGCGATGTCCCGACTAGAAGTCGTTGTTTTCCCACGAGCCGCTATCCTCTTCTCCGCTGCTGCCAGTGAAGCTAATCGGTTCAAGCCACCCGGTCGTCTTGTTGTATTCAAGGTGTCCAGCCACTCCAGTATCACCTGTAAAGCGACACTTGAGTAGACGAAGCTGAACAATGTTAGGAGTATCACCTTGCTGGTTACGTTCAAGTGCGATGATAGTATCAGATAGTTGGCGTAGAGCACCAGAGCCACGCAGGTCAGTGATTGAAACAGGTCGTCCTTCTTCATGCGATTTACCTTTCTCTGGGTTCTTCAGGTGACATATGACAACGACAACCACGCCCTTCGTCTTCGCAAACTTCTTGAGACGAGTCATGATCCGGTCAATGGTCTTACGTTCATCTGAGTTATCTTCCATGCCAGACACAACGATTGAGATGTGGTCCAGCAGTATGACGTCACAGTCAAGACCGTCTACCATGTAGGATAACTTAGCGAACAAGGTGTCTTCCTCTGACTCTGCGAATGAATCGTACAGGTGGAACTTATCGTCTCCGAACAGCTTGTCATACCATTCGTCGAACCGTCCATCCTCTAAGATGGCTTGCTTCAGTTCCTTGCTCTGGCGTAGACGGACGTTATTGTCCAGACCCATAAGGTCCTGAACTGTTTCCTCTACAGCCTCTTCAAGCATAGCCATGCCCACACGCTTACCGCCTCTGCCCCACTCTAGGAGGAGCTGACGGACGAAGGTAGACTTACCCATGCCTGACCCAGAAGTCACCATGATAAGCTCACCAGCTCGCGCACCTAGTGTCATCGCGTTGAGTGTTGTGCATGACGAGAACATGAGACCTTCAGTCTCTGCCTTAAGCATTGCCTCTCGTGTGCGGTCCTTCAGACTTGCCGCTGATACCACGCCAGCCGGGACGAAAGGTTTAGCGTTCCAGATTGCATCGGTGATGGCCTTGAAGTCCTTGGCCTGAAGCGCAGCGTTGGCGTCTTTGTACCCGTTAATGAATGCAACCTTGACCCGACCTGCTGGTAATACTGGAGCTGCATCTTCAATGGCCTGACGACCCGGTTCATCCATGTCGAACATCAAGATTATCTCTTCGAACTGGTCGAGATACTCAAGGTTCGCAGCCATCGCTTTCTTCGCAGACTTGGAGCCTAACGGAAGCGAGACCACAGGATACTTCCCGTCCTGCACCTGAGCCACAGACAGAGCGTCTATCTCTCCCTCGGTGATGACTATCTTCTTGCCACCGTTCCAGAGCTGAGAGCCGAACAGCATGTCAGACTTGACGCTGCCTATAGCCGTGAAGTTCTTCTCAGCGTCTCGGACTTTCTGCCCTACCTTGGTCCCGGACCTGTCGTAATAATCAGCGACCTGAACCATCTTGCCACCCATGTTACCCACCCAGTAGCTGTACTTCTTGCATATCTCCATGCTGAGACTACGGGCTGGTAGTGGGACATATCGTCCAGCGTTCTCACCGAACGTTAACAGATTGCTCACTTGCTTTCTACCTCCTGAGGGTGTGTATCCCTCGGTCAACTCCATGTCTCCTTTCTTCCATGCGACTGAAGGGTCACAGGCGAAGCAGTACATGTGTCCATCTGAGTAAACACCATTGGCATCCGAGGACCCACAGTCTGGACACTGGGTGTGATACAGAAAGACACTCTCGTCGTCTTGATCATCGTATGACATTGGTCACTCCTTAAATACACTCATACCCTGCTGCAACGTTTGAGACATCGCCAAACTTGTCGGCCCACTTTGAGCCGGACTGGTCACATATTGTGAATGCGTCCTGTAATGTTGGTGCTGTTATAGGTACTTGGCTGATAGTTTGCCCACTACCACTGATAAGCGTTAGAACTAGAATAACTGTAACCATCGGTCACTCCTTAGTCACAAATGCGAACAAAGGGACAGGACTCATGGTCCCATCCCTAAGGTGATAGTTTAGTCTTTGAAGAACTGAGCCAACTGGTCAGCTTTGGTATCAGCCTGACGAGCCTTCATGCCAGCTTCCAGTGACGCGATGGTCAGCTTGTCAGCCAGAGCAGCCGCATCAGCCGCGCCATCAGCAGTCTTCTTTTCTACCTTTCGTTCCAGTACCGCAGCACGACGATAACCACGCACCACCAGACGACCTAGAAATTCGATAAGTTTAATCATTAAGTTATTCTCCTTTAGAGTTTATTAACCGTGGTCGGAAGTGACCAGCTCATTAGTAGACAGCCAGCGCTGTAAGTCGAAACTTGGACACGCCTTTGGTGCTACATCATGATGTGCTTTGATTTCTGCCTGAGGATACAGGGACTTCAGGTCAGCCAGCTTGTTGCGTAGGGAGTTCATCTGGTCCGGAGTGAAGTTAGCTTCAAACTTGCCCTTAGCGTCGATTCCACCTACAAGGCAGACGCCTACAGACCGTGAGTTCCAGTCCTTAACGTGTGACCCTACGACGTTTACCGGGCGACCCTCTTCCACAGTACCATCGCGCTTGATGATAAAGTGGTAGCCTACGTCCAGCCAGCCTTGCTGCTTGTGCCACATACGGATGGTCTCTACCCCGATGTCCATCTCTGGCTTGGTAGCCGAACAGTGAACGAAGATAGCGTCAGTCCGGGACCGTGGGTTGAACTGTACCTTACTTACCATTGTACACCACCAATTCTACGACCACTAGATTCAGGTGCTGGGTGAAGCGTTGTGCGTCCGTGGTGTGCATCTGGAGACGCTTATGGTTGAAGACGTGTGAGTTGCTAATCTTCACGTAAACTTCTTCAGGCTTTCCATGGACGATGAACGTCTGGCCTACACCAATCTTGTCGATTGTCAGGACTTCACGCTTCACAGTCACAGGAGGTACGCTCGAAGCTGGCAGGACTTGAGGCTGGTCAACAACTTCTACACTGTAGGTCTCGTGACCATTCCAGCTGGTAGTCTCACCGATATAATCCTCAGGATGCCACCCCTTCTCCACAATTACGCTATGGTCTTCTCGCTTTTCGAAAACAGCATCAGTGAAGCTGGGGTTATTCAACAGGGTGTTCTTTGAGAATCTGTAACGTGTTCCAACTTCAAGGTCTTTACAGGTAGTCATCACTTAACTCCTTTCTTCTTGGGGATGAGTATACCTGAAGGCAGACGTACAGTCGCCTCTCGCAGCCACTCAACCGGGATGAATTTATCGGCAAATTTAAAGCCGTTCTTTTCGCACCATGCGCCATACGTGGTCGGAGACCCTTTGTATAACTTGGAGCGGGAACTTGAGAACACGAACCGGATGTCTAACTCTGGGTGCTGTTCTCGTACCAGAAGGTGCTTCTTACGGTCATCACTATCGAAGATACCTTTGGTCTCCACGATGATACCGTTGGGAAGGATAAAATCTGGTGTGTACTTGTGGTCGGAAGCCGGAATCACATAGTTGATATAATGGCTTTCGTACTCCGCTTTGACGCCGTTCTGTTCCAGCCACTGCTGGTTCTTGGCTTCAAGTCCAGAGCGGTAGGCACCCACAGAGTGCCCCCGTTTTGCAGACCATTGGGCCATTAGAAGTCGTAATCGCCACCAGAGCTGGAGTCGTCACCACCTTCGGAACCATCATCACCGAAGTCATCAGACCCGAAGTCACCATCGGTTGACGCTTTGTACCCAGTACCTAGGTCTTCATCGTCACCCCAGCCACCATCACCACCAGCACCATCACCTTTCCACTCCTTCAGTTCTACCAGAAGGCAGGACTCAAGCTGGAGCTTAACGCTTGCACCAGTCGCAGCGTTCCACTTGAACGGCAGGACTTTGAACTTGACCTTCAGTTTGGAGCCAGCGCCAATATTCGGGACGTCACGGATTAACTTAGCATCAGTGTCGTAGAACCGTAATACGATAGGCTCTGACTTGCCGTCTTTCAGGTAAGACGCAAAGCATTTAAACTTCAGGGTAACAGTACCGTCCCCATTCTCAATCCACGGCATATCGCCTTCGCGCGGCTCGATAGGCTTCTTGCCACGCTGAACCTGAGGTGGGTTCTTCTCGTGGTCTGCGAGTGCTTTCGCATACGCATCGTCGTGAATCTTCTGTAAGACATCAATCATCTTACGGACCTTCGGGTCATCCAGACTGAAAGTCAGGTTAACCTTATGCTCACCACGCTCATTAAACTTGGTGTCTGCTTTGTTCAGCCATGCGTAAGGCTCAACGATACCAGCTACCGGAGTGGTGAAAGTCTTCAGTTGCTCTTTAGCCATTGGTGTAAATCTCCTAATTTAAAGTTACGAACTGGACGTCTGTCCTACAGTGATAGTTTAGGTCTCAGGACGAATCCGTCCGACCACAAACCCAGCGTCCTCATACTCTTGGGACTTCAGGGTAGCCTCTTCAAGAGACTTTGCGTACACCGGAACCTCGAATGACTGAACGCGACCCTCAAGCTCCACGATGTATTTCTTTTCTACGTCAGTCATAGACCACGCTCCTTCCATTGGTTGTATAACGTAATGTAGTCCGGGTTGAGAGTCTTCTCGTACATCTCCCGGCACCACTCACTCGGTTTAAGCATATCGGTTCACCATTACACAGTCGTCAGAATGGTCATACTCCTCTACCCTAATAATCATACTAGGAGTCTTCATATAAGCAAACGGTAGGAGGTCATAGTCACAATACTCACTGTGTCCTAATGAGAACGCTAACATACCCTTACGTAGCGCCTTGTATGCTCGGTAAAAACTGAGCGCTCTACGCTTCACCCCTACAGCTTTAAGTTCTTCATGCGTCATAACACTTGTCCTTATGTTTCTCGTAAAGTTCACCATAGAACTCAGCTTTCGCCATGTCCTTCTCCATAGTCGCCAGCTCGGACTTCTTACCAGCCCGAAGTCGATACTTCAGGACGTTACCCATGCAGAACCCACGGAACTCACTCACAGTCATTGACCGTGCGATAATCTCAATGGATTCCACGCCATCAAAGACCTTATAGTGGGACGGCTTGCGGACGCCATCAATTTCTTGTAGTTTGTTACCTACAAGTTTACCAACGTGCGGGAAGCGGTCGTCACCATTACATGCTTCACAGTATGTGGTGCTATCACAGTATGTCATCAGAGCGCCTCCTTAATTACCTGAAGTGCCAGCTTAATGCGAGGCCATTTTGTAACGACCACAGGTACATCAATTTGTTCTTTATCCATAGCATTCAGCATAGACTTGCGGGTGACTAGCGCATGAACTGTAGGAGACAGAGCCACTGTCTTACCAAAGCGGGGTAATGGTTGATTAGCTTTATGGAAGCTGAATGGGCTATGCGACAGGTGGAAGCTTCGAGTAAATCGGTTGAACATTAAGTTTTTAGACATAAGGTTTCTCCTTTGGTCGGTTAGGGTTGTCCTATAGTGATAGCTTAGGGTCTATCTGGTGGCCCAGACGATAGCTTGCTAGCACAAAGCAAAGAAACCCAGCAGTCCTAAGACCACTGGGTTGACATTATAATGAATCTCTCAAGGCTACCTTTCGTCCACTTTAAATCTTGACTGTAGGATTATCCTCAGTTCCACGCCACTGGTCGAACGAGGGATGTCGCAATGAGCCATCTGGTGTCTCCTCCATGTAGGTAATCTGGCAAGCCCACCCCTTGTAGTAGTCAGGGTCTGACTTAACGTTCTCCGTGAACTCGGACATAAGGGCGCGACTAATGTTAGTTGCGGAGACCTCCATCCCGTTCTCGAGCATAACGTCAAAGCCGATGACCATGCCTTCGTTGGCTAGACCTTCTGTTCCCCACACCGGGCGAACAACGTGACCATCTGCCTCTTCACTTGGCTTCATCTTCCACATACCAGACTTCTTACCACGCTTGTATTTGCCCAGTGGGTCCTTGACTACCAGACCTTCATGTCCATCTGATCGCTTCTCCTCGTACAAATCACGAAGAGACTCAAGGTTGAACACTGTATGACTCTCAGAGAGAACCCAGTCGATTTCCGGGAAGTATTTCTGAAGGAGAGGGACGATAGCTTCGGCCTTCAGGCGTGTGACGCTATGGATAGGACCTTCGGCTTTCGGGTCAGCAATGGTTGTCATATCGACGACGCCGTAGACCACAACCTTGAGTCGTGACCGGGCGACCCAGAACGGGACCTTCTTGCCACGTCCAGGATAGCATTCAGCGAACTCCTCGTTGCTAGGCTTCAGCCACTTCGTTCGGATGAGACCCGATGATGTGTTGAAGTCAACGCCTTTGACCATTACCTCTCCGTCAATCATCAGTCCCACGCCTTCGTATCCAGCTTGACGCAGGAACCATCGCCAGTCAGCTTGAGTCCACGCATTCCCTAACTCAGAGTTCATCCACTCCAGTGCTGGCAGCGGTTTAGACTCACGGCTTAACCAGTATGTCTCACCTTCTCGCAGCACCGGAAGGTTCAGCCGGACACCATCGTACTTCACTTCAGCTTCCAGAGACCCGGCTGCTTCCAGTGCCTTCTTAATGCCAGACTCAGAGTAATCTACAGCGCGGTGCGGGTTAGTTTTGATAGTTGTCATTATGCTTTGCTCCATGTGTCTAGTTGGTCAGCGAGACCGTTGAGGTAGTCGGTTGCAGTATTATACAGCACGTCGTCATCGTAGTGTGCGAAGGACTCAAGCGCGAAGATGTTACCAGTTCTGTCCTCCACCCTGAGTTTCATGCACTCTTGGTGTGACACATGGTCTTGAAACTCCTGAGATATAACAGCGAAGTCTAACTGATAAAGCCTGTTACACGCTGCTCTGAAAGCGTTGAGGTTGCCACTATAAAGTCGGCCCATAGAGTTATGCTCCTACGAAGTATTTCTCTTGGTTGACCATAGAGTCTTTACCTTCAGCGTTACGGAAAGCACCTTTGATGCCGCCTCCACGTTTAGTCTTGTTCAGCTTGCGGCCCTTAGGAATGTAACCTTCAGTCTGCTGACGTTCACGGATGCGCTCGAAGTTGATAGTATTCTGATACATACGGTTAAATCTCCAGTAGTGTTTATTTAGGGTTAATCATGAAGGCCACGACTTTGAGTCATGACCTTGAGTCTAATCCTATAGTGATAGTTTAGGTTAACCTCTTCTGCGTTGGATTAAAGTGAATACTGCAATTGCTCCCAGCCACAAGGCCAGCAACTGTAGGTCTGTCATTTGGTCTGCTCCAGTTTTGACACTGCGTCCTTCAGGTACTTCTCGTGGCTGGACTCGACCAGATCTACAAGAGTCTTGAACGGGATGTTAAGCTGCTTGGACATCTCGGTAGGGATGACCGTGGTCTTCACCAGACCCTTGCCGTTGTGTTCTGTTACGGTCACGATTTGAGTCCCACCATTAACGCCAGTATGCTTGTGTGCAAATTTCATAGCTCTCTCTCCTGTTAAGCGAATGCAAAGTCTGAAGACAAGATGTCTTCGATATTCAGTTTACCTTTCTTCGGAAGCTCTGGCAACTTATCGCGCTGGCTCTCGTGAAGCTGGTATTCAAACTGCTCGTAGAAGTCAAGCAGCACATCGTTGTCGCGGTAGGTCTCGACCATAGTCTCACGGACCCCACGGAACAGATACTCAGCGTCAGCCGGGATGGTCCCGAAGCTATCGTGAATCACTGCGAACGACATCACGCCATACTTGCGGTGAGTATGGACTACAGTCTTGCGGAGGTGGCTACCATCTTGTGAGTGGACGAAGTTCGGGCTAATGCCTGACTCCTGCTTGTGCTTATCCAGCTCTTTCTTCGTGCCTTTGTTGACGGTAGGCTGAAGGTTGAATGACCCTAAGAACATCAGATTCAGACGAGTGGTATCCTTCTTGCGGTATTCCTGCCAGACCGGGAACCCATCAGGTGTGACCCAGTGTACCGGAAGGCAAGGCTTCAGGATTTCACCCGTCTTCTTGTCCTTCACTTCAGCCGCCAGCAGCTTGGCAGCACCCTGAAGCCATTTCATCGCGTCAACCGCAGCAACTACGGTCACACTCACAGCTTCCCAAATCATCTTAGCCATGAAGCGAGATGCTTGGCTTGGTTCAGTGAACATAGCGCCAGACCCTGAGTCAATCGCTGGCATCACGATGTCCTCGTATACTTGGTCTGCGAATCCGTACTCTTTCGACCCGTAGGCCAGAGTCATGACTGAGCGCTTAGTGACCTTTCGTGACATACCGTAGGTCAGCCACTGACGGGCCAGCTCTCGTGTCCCCAGCTTGAGACGCTCGGTAATCTCACCAGTTTTCTTGTCCTCGTGAGTTACCATCTCGTTGTCCGTGCCGTTAACCAGCAGGACTTTAAGCTCTTCCTCAATGCGGTCAGACACGATGCGGTAGATGTCTTGGACCTTACCGGAAGGCGTCAGGTTTACTGCATGTCCACCGATGTGGTCACGAAGCATAGCGCTGAAGTGCTGAATCCCAGAGCAGGACCCATCGAAAGCTATCGGCAGCGAGCAGGAGTAAGACAATCCGTGGTGCATCACGCCAGCATACTCGAAGCAGAACGCAAGGAAGCAGAAAGGAGAGTCTAACTTCCCCCACCACTCAATGCTGTCCATCGGTGCCTTAGCGGTAGCCATGATGTTGTCGTGGTTATCTTCCACCCACTTGATGCGCTCCTCGAAGGTTACTTTATCAATACCCGCACAGTTTGCACCGTGGACCTTCAGCCATTTGAAACCATCAGCACCAATAGGCTTACCGACTGCCAGAGTCAGGAGACCCTTTTGCATGTCGTTACCCTGAGGGTTGAACATCGGCACAGCGTAGACGCGACCGCGCCAGTCCATGTTGTACGGGAACCAGATGGCCTTGAACTGAGAGAACTTGTTCGCTTGGTTAACGATAAAGCTCAGTGACAATCTACGTGACTGCCGGGCCTTCTCTCGGCGGTAGATACCAGCAGCAGCCTTCTTCCATGCCTTGAGTTCCTCTTCAGTCTCACCCGCATAGTCTTCAGGCTTCAGTGGCTCCATCTGAGGGATGTCATCAATAGGCGTGTTGTTCAACTTCTCGACCATGTTCACCACGTCAAGAACCTTCTTGTTTACTTTCCAAGGTGTATTCTGGATGATGTTAACAGCGTCATATACTTCAGGCATATACACGTCTTCGTAACGTGCCACCGCAGACTTAGACCCTAAGCGAATCAGTGGTAATGGTCTGCGACCTTTGGCCCAGTACCCACCGCCTACGACACCAGTCCACGGCTTAGGTGGAACTACGCAAGGTTGGTAGACTGGAGCGATACCCGCAAGGCTGAAGCCGCGTTGTGCCATCTTCTTGACCCAGAAGTCTGACAGGTGGACCATCTCAACGTCAGCCGCTGCATTGCCAGCACCGTAACGCTTAAGCTCGACCAGTTGTGTTGACTGTATGACAATCTCCAGCATCTTGATTCCAACGTGGACAGCCTCGGTCGGACTCCAAGTTCCCCACGCATCTTCTAGTTGGCCTTGCTCCAGCATGGATGTCTCGACCGCTTGCATGTAGGCTTTCTTGTATGATGCCCCGGCTCTCTTGTTCAGGTTATCAGCTATCGCCTTCTTGAAGTGCTCCTTCTCCTTGTCACGAATGCGACCGAATCGGATTTCATCCTCAAGTGTGCGACCTATCGCGGAGGCCATCGGTGTAATCGGTATACCTTCAGGCTTGACCAGCTTGGAGAGGATGACCTTCAGTATGATAACCGCAGCAGACTCGCAGGAGATGCGAAGAGAGCGGTCCTTGACGGCCTTCTCTTCAGTGCTTAACATGGTGAACGCTACGCTCGGACGTGAGGTTGACAGCTTCCCGTCTGGACCTTCGTGCCACTCCTTGACGGCTTGCGCAATCTTAGGAACCAGAGTCTGCATCAAAGGCTTGGCGACCTGATTGTCTGCCAGTTCCCCGCGCTCAGTCTGTCGCTCAAGGTTTTTGATGAAACGTCGCTCGCCTTCAGTGTATGCCTCATGCTCAAGCTGAAGCTGTTTGACTGCAAGGTCTTGCCCGTAGTGGTCGGCCAGCAGGTTAAACGGCTCAATGGCGTTCGACACATCAGAGAAGTCGTGTTTATCAATAGAGATGACGCTCATACTTAAAGTCCTTGTTATTAGTCTTTCACTTAAAGTCTCTTTGGTCTTTCACTTGGAGTCTTAGACCTTGAGTCCTATAGTGATAGTTAAGTCAGAATCACTTGCATATCAGAGGGTTAGCGTGAAGATGACTGAAGTCACCATGAGTCGTGTGCTTGATGGTTGACCGTTGGTCTATCGCCTTCCAGCCTGAGACCAGAAGTTTACCATCGTCAGTGATTGGTCGTCCACCATACGCCAGACACATCAGTTCGGACTTATGGCCCTCCGCCCTGAGTCTTGCTTGTAGTACCCGGTCCCTCTCCTGCTGTTGACGTGCGGAGTGACTTGACGTTCCGTGACGATACCCGGTAGCCAGTAGGCTTAACATTTGCATGTCTGCATCCATAGAGTGTACCAGATTAATCCCGTATGACTTGTTCATTGTAGTTTGCTCCCAAGTGTTGCTATATCCCAGACGTTCGCTAAGTTACGCATGAATCGTCCGTTAGGTTGACGTACAGTCCAGCGGCCCAGACGTACATAGTTTAATTTGTAGACTTTACGCGCTTTGTTGATGTCTCTCACCAGCACGTAGGCGATAAGTCCATAGCCTATGGCTATCAATAGTGCAAGACTCATAGTTTATCCCGCCAGTCCAATCCACATCAAGATGCCGCGCACGACACCTACCGGAGAGAATATAATGTCCACTGCCAGCCAGCCCAGTCGTAATGCGTTACCATCAGTGAGCACCGCAGTAAGCCAAGATAGAATAATGGTTACGTAAAGTGCGATGATTGTAAATTTCATAGTAATTCTCCTATCAATGCAAGTGGTAATCTTTGAGGCCACCTATCAGTCGATGACCTCTCGTCTATCACTCAGTACCCACCTGTCAGCGTTATGGTCAGGCTATGGTGATTAGCCACGTAGCAAGCCCCGCGCTTCATCATCTCGTAGCACCCATCGTAGAACGCCTGTTCACTGCTATAAGTTATCTGGTACATGTTACTTGTCCTCAGCGTGCAAACTGTCGTGTATACGCTTGCGGCCCTCATAGACCGCTTTCAGGTGACGCATAGCCGCATCATGGTTTAACTGCCCGGTCTTGACCATAATCCGGGCGTTGGCTACATGGTGCTGGCAGAGACCATAAGTTACCATCACTCGCAGTCCTCTTCAGCCTCAAACCAGACCACATCCGAGTTATTAAGCACATCGTTATAAAGCGCCTCATAGATGCGAGCTTGTAGTATACGCGTTACGTCCTTGGTTTCAGGCATCAGCCCAGAGTCTTCGAACTCGTGGTCTATACCATCAGCAGCCATCACCGTGAAAATCTCGTGGTAATAGTGCGGAACCTTACCGTCTACGACCTCATGCAGCGCATCGTGGTAATCATCGCCTTCAGCTATTTCGTCGTACTGAATACGCTCGTTGAAGCATTTAACGGTTGCAGCCAGCAGCTCATAGTATGCGTTAGCGTTACGTTCCATAGTTATATCCTCTCAAAGTTGTTTGTGTGTATGTTAGTGACTATCAGTCAGGCCGCTATGATTCTAACGACCTGTAGTTAATCACTCTCAGTTAGCGAAATAAGGAGCTGAGATTCCCGCTGTAGGACTCACGGTTATCTGCGAGTCTATCAGGTAAGTCTCGTTGTCTATACGCACAATATCTACGCTGTAGTTGCTGAACGGCTTGCTTGAGACCTTGCGAACTACCACACGGTGACGCGCTCCTCTCATCTCTTTAAGCTGAATCCACGCATAACCTTTAGTGTTCACGAATACTTCATTGTGATTAGTGATTGTGCTTAAGTGTTTCATAGTGTCCATCCGTTAAGTTAGTGACTATCAGTCAGGCCGCTATCAGTCTAACGACCTGTAGTTAATCACTAGTAGGCTACATCTTTAAGTGCATTCTTGAGCATGGTCTCTATGTGTGAATCCTTCACGTTAGTCATATATCCTCCCACCACTTGCACTTCCGTATTGTTACTGATGATTATATCCTGCGACTTCTTATGGCCCACTCCACGATAGCAATCCCACATGAAGCGCTTGAACGTTAGACCGTTCTCTTTATAACGCGCGGCTTCTTCCTTCACTCCACGCAATAATCTTGATTCAAGCTCCTTGCGAAAGGCTTCTGCTGTAGCTTTGTTCAGTCTCATAATGAATCCTCTTAGGTTGTTAGTGACTATCAGTCAGGGCCTTCAGATGTAGACTCAAAGGCCCTGTAGTTAGTCGCTATCGGCGCACATTAAGAGTTTATCCAGATTGTTAAAGAGCATTCCCTTCAGTCAGAGGACTTCAGGTAGACCATTTCAGTGTTGGTCATCACCGTTGTTTCGATGTGGTACAGCTTACATCTTATCGTTACATCTTGTCAAGCATTTGTTTAGCCTGTTAACCTAAACCGTGAGCTGTAGCCCCTCAGTGGGCGACACGTTGCCTCCTCTGGTTATCCACCTCAGTGGCAGACTTGGCGAGCTGGTCAGACTCTCGTTAGGTTTTAGGACCTTTCCGACCTGCTGAAGTGGAAGCCCTCAGCGACCTTACTACCTTATTGTCATCTGCCTGTTGTTCGTATGACTTATCAGGCTGTCTACTTAACCTGGATGACCAGGCGTCTTCACTATCCGGTTGTTACCGTGTCGTGTTGACGGAAGCTATTAAGCCATAGTCTGGACCTGTAGTCAATAGGTAATTTGAAATAATATTGATTAAGCTATCGTCGGCCCCTTGGTGTAAGAGGATATAGTCTTTGACTAACATGTCTTAGACCTTAAGTCTATATCCTTTGTGTCTATTAACTGTAGGTCTCTGACTGTAGGTAGTGGCATTACCGATGGTCTATGACTGTAGGTAGTTAGACTGTAGGTAGTTAGACTGTAGGTAGTGACTCAAGGTCTGATACAGATAGAGACTCAAAGACAGACCTATAGTCACCACCTATCGTCCTTCCCTAAGCCATAGTCACCACCTATCGTTGACCTGAAGTCTTGACCATCGGTCTAACCTTATGATAGACTGGGGTAGGGCCTTTGGTCTGGACTTAAAGAGGGCCTATGGGGAGACTTGAGGTTCTTGAACTGTGAGA